GCACAGACAAAGGCGACTGTGGCGCAGGATATCGCCAGCCTCCTTGACATATCGAACCTTCCTGATTCTCGGGGAGGCGTGGGCGTCGGGATGGGCGACATCCTCTATGAGGTCGAGAGCGAGAGAAGCACGCGACCGATTGCAACACCAGTCACGGTTGTGCAGGACGACGCAACAGTCACGATCCCACGCCACGCTTATGTCTCTCTTTCTGGTCGATCGGCCGTCTCGGCTCTTGTGGACTTGCTAGGAAGCCAAGAGTTTGGTGCCTCCCTGAGCGCATACGCAGTCAGCGGTTACACGCCTCGTGTTGACGCGTACCTGAGCTCCTACACGCTGATGTACTGGCTCCTGCAGAACGCTGCAGTCAGCATTGTCGCGGGCTCGCCAAGGAAGGGCAATCTCCTAAGCACCTCTGTGGCGGGCTCTTCACCCACCAGCGTTAGGAGGTTCAAGAACGATCAGTACGCGGGCAAGCTTTACACTAAGCGCGTTTTTACGAGCCCGCGTGATTTTTCCAACAACGTTATCGCGTTCAGCGCTTCCTCTGGCGACCTGCCCGGTCTTAATGCTGCGCAGTCTGCTGCAGCGATCATGCGCTACCTGTCTGTTATGTCTGCCTTTAGGGCTTCGAGCCTCTACAGCGAGGGATCATCGATAGCGGACGTCCTGCGTCAGGAGCTCGGAGTCAGGATTTTTGAGAACAGCACAGCGCCGTCCCACAGCCTAACAGCGATCGGAAGTGCGCCGTCAGGCTCAGTCATCTCAAACCTGTTCAACTTTCCTGCAGCCGGTCAGGGTGGAGGAACTTCGAGCTCTGTCGTGTTTTTTGACAGGTACGGAAACGCGGGATTGCTCGACGGCTTCCTACACGGTTACCCCTTCCTTTTCGGGTCAGGAAACAACACGACGACGATCGCCGAGGACCTGAGAACTGCGATCAACACATCAATCTCAAAAATTGATCGCGTTGAGCAGGGCATTCTCTACACGACCATCGATATCGAGGGCGGATGGGGATCCAGGACAGCAGCTGAGATTCCGTACGTTGTCATGACTGAGCTCAAGGAGCTCCTGACCTTTACTGACCGCGATGTCCCGCTGTCGAGCGACACGGTGGACGCGGCTGACCTCAAGAACACGTACGGCCAGTACATCAACACTGCGGGGACAAGCTCATCACAGGCACTAGGTCTCACGCTTCCGACCGACGCTGTGTTTCCTACGCTGCAGGTCGTCGAAATTGCCAAGTTCCTCACGTTGTCAGTGCAGTACGGAACTCTCACACCCAGCGCTAAGCGGATCGTCAACACGCTCATGACTTGCTGGGATCAGACATTTGACTACAAGACCGGCGCAAGAGAGCGCGCTCCCGACGTCATCACAAACGACATTTACGGATCAACAAACGACGAGAGAGTTGCAACCTTCTTTGATCTCGCTGACTTTTACGGTGTCGCTAGGAATGAGTACGCGGGCGAGACTGTGGTTGAAAACTCTCCAATTTTTAAGCTGCTCACAGATGGGAACTTCGTCATTGAGAGGATAGTGGATTGGGTGATCCGCATTGCGCGCATCCTTTTCCCTGCTTCACCAACGCCCGTCACTAGAGTCACAACATCGGGCCCGGGCGCAGTCGCTGCATCAACAGCTTCTGTTTCTGATGCAGAGGACAACAACCTGCCAGACAGAGCAGTTGCGTCACTGTCGAGCGACGGCTACAACCTCAAAGAGATCTGCCTGCTTCTCACGGCCTTTGTGTCTTACACGTTTGACGCAATATTCGCGAGATCCTCGGTCTTGAGGTCCACACGGGGATCTGCGACTGACTTCGGCGGAACCACTACTCAAGTGCGTCAGGTCATCACGCAGTTCAACGCAGAGCTGGACCCTGAGGCGACCATATCACAGCTCATATCCTGCGCAGCTCCAGACCTTGAGGACGCCAGGTGCTCGCTCAGGATTGTCAGGTCCCAGCTTTTTAGGATCTCACAGGGGCTTGAGAGCTTTGTCACTCAGAGCCAGAGAGACAGCCTGCTGAGAGACGGCAAGTTCGACTTCATCAACACACCGATCCAGAGCTTCGCATCTAGCGTGCGCAGGGCAGACTATCTCAGCCGTCCTGCAAGAGATCCCTTCATGTCCCGCAGGTACGATCAGACTTCATCGCTCGCCGTCTTCAGGCGTGACGCAGTCTCAGTTATGCTCAACAAGCCTCTGTTTAAGAGGAATGACGTGAAGGTGCTGTTTGTGGGCCTGCCTAGCGGAATAACGCATGTCATCGGGCCCGAGGAGACGTACGTTAAGATCGAGATCACGCGTAGGAACAGGGACGCCAGCGACTCTAGCGGCACTAGCTTCACAACATCCGTCAAAAAGGTTGTGAAGTACTTCGACGCTTTCCTGTTTTGCTCTCCTGAGAAGGTCCTGTCGGAGGATCGCAGCGCATCCTTTACAGCTCTGACATCAAACGCGTCAGTGGGCTCAATTGAGACGACGCTCTTTAGGGTCAATGAGGATCCTCTCAAATTCACAACTAGCCTGGGTGTTCTCAGTGAGAGCATTCCTGGCGAGGGATTGGACGGCTCCTACGTCGAGATAACAGACTACACAGTCAAGTGCACGTTCCTCTCTCGTGAGGGCCTCTACAAGGACCTGGGAGTAAGCCCCAGCACAGACGCAGCAGACCCAGCCATTCAGGCAGTCCGCAACAACGCTGTGATTGACTACCTTGTGAAGTCTCACATTAGAGAGATGTCTGGCCTTGACTTTGACGAGTCTGTCTTCACAACCTCGAGCATTGCCTTCAATCCCAAGGTCCCAGACAACCTCGACGAACTGGCCAGAAGAGCCTACTCTGAGCTTGCAGCAGTGCTCATTACCTCTAGCAGATCGCAGGATCCTGAGCGTCTAGCCTCCGACATCAGGCGACTCGAAGTCATAAGTCGGAGTCCAGCTATGCGCTCGAACTCCTACCGCGACCTCTGCGAACGCTCTACGATCTTTGATCGAGTGTTCGCAATTCCCATCGCCCTGGGCCAGCTTTAGAAGTCAAGCCTGACGCGGATGTTGAGCGCCTTCTCGGGGGTCTTCTCCACGGGACGACCGAGCTTGGCAACAGCGAGGAGGTTGTTGTTCGCGTCGTACAGGCCGACTGATGTGACGAATGAGAAGGGCTTCGCTGTCTCATCGACGACGTTCATGATGATCTGACCGTCGTCGTTCGTGTACGTCGGGTTGGAGCTGAGGTTGAAGGAGTCAGCGTCAGCACGACAGAAGATCAGCGTCGAGTTGATGTTCGTCGTGTTCTGGAACGTTATCTGCGAGGCGACAGCGTTTGTAGTCGTGTCTCCTGCGAATCTCACCGTCGACATGTGCTTGTTGATGTCATCAATGGACGCTGAGACGAAGAAGTCCGGAATGAACTTCGCATTCGGATTTCCGTAGCCAGTCCTGCCCATGATGATGGTGTTCGGGTCAAATGCGGGAGTTGTGCCTCCGCCAGCGCCGCCGTCGGAGTAGGCAGCGCCGATCGTGCCCGACGCGTGCTGATTTCCGGACATGATGCGCGCGCAGTCGAGCACCACCACGCCAGCGTCGTAGAAGATCAGTCCCGACGTGAACGATGTGTTGCTTGAGAACACGATGTTTCCAACGCTGCCGCCGAGGGTCGTCTCTCTCGCAGAGGAAGATCCAATGTCCGTCAGCGTGATGGATCCCGATGTGTTGGGCCTGAAGAGGTTGTCCTTGTCGGGCTCGCCAAGGGTCGTGTTGTCGACCGACGCGGTCGTGTAGATCCGCATCGCGAAGGTCTCGCGCTTTATTCCGTCTCTCACGAACAGGCGCTTGAACGGGATGAACGTGGCTACGTCAATCGCGTCTGACGTTGACGTGCTGCCGAAGGGCGCCACGAACTGCGAGTCTGCGTCTCCGAGAAGAAGCTGCGCCCAAGACCTGTAGATGTTGATCTTTTCACGCATCTGGAAGGTCGATGAGGGGAACAGGACCTTGCCCGAGCTGTCAGATCCAACCGAAGCGTATGCGACAATGCTGCTGCCCGAGAAGATGCCCACAGTTAGATCCAGCAGCGCGTTCGCAGTGCTCAGCGTGTAGTCCTGATCGTGCATCGTCCAGTACAGCGATGAGGTCAGGCTGCCCGACACGAAGTGCGGATAGGTCTTGCGGCCGTCAGATCCGCTCAGATCCGCTCCCACGATGTCCACGAGCTGTGTGAGAACTGTGGAGGAGGCACGAATGTCTGACGGAACGAAGCTGGAAAAAGTGGACATAAGTCTCTCTCAGGTCTGCGTGATGTTGACTTCAATGTCTGTGGATGCGCCGGACTGCGATCCCTTGACATTGATGTATGTTCTGATGAGGCTCTTATTGTTCTTCGTCCCGTAAGTCGCGAACGTCGAAGATGAAAGAGCGCGTGATCCGATGGTGAACTGGCACGCTGACCCGCCAGATGGGCTCACCGCTCCCGACTGCGGAATCAGGTAGGTGACAGTGTCGCCAGTTGAGAGAATGTCAGGCGTCCTGCCCGACACGGTGAGGAACCGGTTGTTGATCGTCACCTCGTAGATCTGATCGACCAGCTCTGGATCGACAATCTCACCGGAGGACATGGTCTGCTGCAGAACAAGGTTTGACGTTCTAGACGGGAGAAGCGACAGAACGTTGTTCGAGAGCGACGTCACGAGCGTGAGCTTCGGGACGTAGATCACGTTGGCGTTTGAGATGCTGACCAGCCTGTACTTGATCGCGAGGTTCTCACCTGTCTGCGCCTCAAGGACCAGCGTGTTCTTCTCAATCTTCTCCTTGCCCACATCAATGCCGTACTGCTTGATGAGCGTGTAGTCCACCTCATCGTCGCCGAGAGCGAACTTCACGATCGAGAAGGAGCCATCGTTGCGTGCTAGGGCCTGACGGCCGTACTTTGTCAGCACCGCGTCGATGATGATGTTGTTGGTTGTTCCGTCGAGAAAGCCCATAGTGTCCTCCGCGTAATTATCCCACGCGTAACTGCGCCCAGAAACTCAGCTAATTGACGTTTCCCTAATGATCTCCTGCTCAAGGATCGCCCTGTCAGGATCGCCCGTGATGTTGCTCACCGCAAAGATATTCTCAGCGCTCAGCTTGCCGCTCTTGATGACGACCGATGCGCTCAGCCCGCTGTCCTCGTTGATGAGCGAGATCGTGAAGGTCGACTCTGATGCCACATCATTGGACGCCCTGAGGGTTGCTGATCCCGTCTCAACAACGATCGCCTCGGGATCAAAGATCGTCATCAGCGACCTGTAGCCTGAGACACGCACCACGTCTGCGAAGGTGTCCTCGGCCAGGTACAGGTTCGGGTACGTTTTCGGCGCGCCAGATCGCGACACAAGTCGCGTTGACAGGGCGTTTCTAGCGCGAACGAAAGTGGCGCCGATCTGCTCAGAGTATCCGGAGGTCAGACCGTGCGCGTCCACACAACAGACTGCGTAGATGGCCTCCCGCTCATCTGAGTTGAGCGGGTCAGAGAAGTTGCAGTTCACCAGTTTGGTCTTCTGAACGATCACGTTTGAGTACCGCTCTCTCTTTGTTGAGAGGATGATAGAGTCATCGAAGTCAATGACTCTCACCAGCCTGAAGCTCTCCTCAATGCTTCTTCTCTTGAAGACCTGAAAGTACTTGATGTCTCGCTGCCTGTTGACGGGCAGAGACCAAGTGAGCTGCACCGCCTGGTTCTCAAAGTCGTAGAAGGCTCGGAGGTCCGCGACCTCGGGCGGCGGAACGTTCTCCTCGCACGCCACAGTCAACTCAGCGCTCTCACCTGAGCTCCCAACCAGAATGATTGCGGTCCCAGCGAGGTTTGTCCCCTCCTGCACCGCAGACACCTCTCTGACGCACAGCGACCGAATTCGGTAGCGGAAGAAAGAACCGTAGTTGATCGCGTAGTCGCTGAAGACTCCCGAGTAGTTTCCCATTATGACCATGGTCGGGTGCTCAACGATGTCGTCGTCGCGCACCTCGATCTTCTCAACTAAGAAGCCAATCAAAAAGCTCCTATTCCTGGATGTTCTCTGCTCAAATCTGATGGGCGTGATCGTCAGATCGTGCACGTCCTCTGACACGCCTGCCGAGTTTGACGCAGAGATCGCGCGTGTCTGGACGTTTAGGCTTTCTGTCCGCCTGTCGTTGATCTCATCAATCAGGAGGTGATTGACCGCGGATGCTGATGCTGTGACGACTCTGTCGTACACGAGCCTGTTGATCGACATCGTCTCCTGGCGTCCAGCAATCAGGTCGGCCCTCTCCAGCGTCTTCCTGTCTCTGGCAATGCTTCCGTAGGTCTGACCGTTTGACTGGCCGCTCGCGTTGATGTACTTGATGATCGTCTCGCCGATCTCCCTGTTGCTCTGAGCAGCTGATGCTGAGTCAATGAGCTCCTGGGGAATGGGACCCCTCACGCCCGCGATCGCGTTTGAGATCTGAAATCCAATCTCAGAGCTTGACCTGGGTATCTGATCTTCCTGCGCTATCTCCCCAATCGACCCAGCCACAAGGTCGATCAGCTTCTTGTCGACCTGGTCAGGATTGATCTGGAGACGCTGGAACTTGTCTGAGACAATGCCGTCCTCTAGGTTGAGCTTTCCACCGCTGAGCAGGCTGATGATGTCATCGCCCAGAAAGCTGTTCGCTGCCTGCAAGTCCAGCTTGCTGATCAGCGTGGGCGGCTTGAAGACAATGTCCACCCTTCTAGGGAAGGTCTCCCTTGACTGTGCGCCCGTGCCCGTGTTCAGTGTGAAGCCTGAGCCGCCAGTGTACTCCTGCCGCTCATTCGGCGTGAAGAAGTTGTACACGAACTCGCCAGAGGCGTCAAAGGGCTCAGGAGCATCCACGGCAGCAAGAGGATCTGATATGAAGACCTCTACGCCCAGGCCGCCCGCTGTTGTTGAAAGGTTGGGATCAGACTCGGCCATCAGGGACTCCGTGCCGTTGCGCTGTATTGTATAGTAGAGGCAGCCACATCACGTGTCTACTTAAGTCGCTATGTCGACCTTCAAGATTGACGAGTTTAGAAGAGACGCCAGAACGCTCAACATGAGCGCTGCGCAATATTTTTCCTCTTCGTCGAGCGGCGTCACGGGGAGTCTACCCCTCGCAGCCCGACCCTCGAAGAACTTGCGGGATCTTGTGTCCTACGAGACCACAGGGTTCAGGGACGAGAGCGCAGTCAACTATACCAGAGAGATAGCGCTTCAGGCCTCTGCGTCTCGCGCTGCTGGAAGTACTGACATCTCGCAGCTGATAGACAGCTACGTGTCTTCCTCCAAGAGCCTGTCTAGGGCCGACCAGAGAAGCACAGTGGTGTTCAGCCCAAAGCTGTTCTGCTTCGATCCAGCAGTTGCAAGCTTTGCGACAGGATCGGACTACTCGATGAGGTCAGCAGCCAAGAGGTTCATCTCTGGCACACTGGTTCCCTTCTACTCCCCAAACAACCAGGGGAAGTACCTCGCAGCTGGAAACTACTTCAGCCTGAACTTCTTCACAAGCTCAGCGGTTCCGAGCGACACGGCACTGGTCTTTCCTGACTTCGTCCTGCCCTATTCCTACACGTTCTCCCGCGGTCTCACGATTGACCTGCACATCAATCCCAGGTACACCACCGACGAAGAGGGAGCAGGCTTCAGGGCAGGCGTGATAGCCCAGAGTCCCGGAAACTACTGCCTCAGCCTTGTCACGGGATCCAATACTGGCGGAGACGGAAGGCCCAGCGGATACAGGCTTGTTCTCGCCCTCTCGCACAGCGCAGACGTGACGCCTTCCAGCATCGACCTCAGCGTCGCCAACGGGAGCAGGGCATTTCCGCAGGACCTCGTCTACGTCAGCGACGACAACTCACTCAATCGAAACGCCTGGCACCACGTCAGCGTTGGCTGGTCACCCCTGCACAACAACGGCACGGGATCGTTCTTCGTCGACGGAGTGGAAAAGGGCATCTTCAGCCTCTCAAGCAGCAGCTTCGCTGGAACAGCTTCACCGGGCTGCCTTGTCGTTGGAAACTACCTTCTGTCAAGCGCTGATGGGAGCCGGTTCTTCAACTCAGCGGCGGCGGCTGATGAGGGCATTGTCGAGAACCCCGCCTTCGCGTCTGGAGACCCCACGCCAGGATTCAGCCACCCCCTGAATGCGGAGATCCACTCGCTCAAGGTCTACCGCAGGTACATCAACCAGCTCGAGCGGGAGGCAAACGCCGCGAGCGACTCTGCACTTCCAGAGCCTGATCTCGTCTTCTACATGCCTCCCTACTTCCTGCACGAGAGTCCCACGAGGCGTGTTCCCGTCTCTCTTGACACTAAGGTGACTAAGACCACGACGGCAGTCCTGAATCGCGACCTGATGTTCTCGTGCGGTGGGCGTGATGTCAACCTCGAGAGCTTCGCGCGAAACGTCGCGAAGTTTGGTCTCGATACCGCTTATCCGCGCCTCTACAACCTGACAGCCTCGCTCTCAGGTGCGGACACCAGCGCAGATTTCAACTCTGGTTTCTATGGAATCGCAAGCAACAGGAAGCGAAACCTCACAGCGCTTCCCTGCGATGACGGAACATTTCGTCTGACCTACTCGAGCATTGCCAGCATTCCCGCCACCACGGGATCAATGCTGAGCCGGAAGGGCGCGCTCGACTACAGCACGCTTTCAATGACGGGTCTCACGAATGAGTACCCAGCGACCTCTCCTATCGTTGTCAGCACCACAAACAACAATCCCACTGGGCAGGCGCCAACTGATGAGGCAACTGGCGGCGGCTACTACTCGACCCAGTACTTCACGCAGGACACCTTCCTCCTGTTTGGCACGCTCATAGACCTGCCCATGATGACGTACGGGCACAAGGTTGCCGACAAGTCCTTCCAGGTGATTGACAACGCGATCACAGGATCGGGAGACAAGGTTCGCATCTCCTTCAGGGACGACGGAAAGAACGGTCTCTATAGGGCAGATGCCAGCACGCAGCTTGCCACATGGAACACGCAGGGCCTCCTCTTCAACAACGAGGGGGTAGGAATACTGCTTGCGCCAACAGTTCCCTTCTACTCGAAGCACGGCTGGACCTGCGAGTACCAGACCGACGCGAGCGCGCACGTCTTCTCGATGGACGTTGTAATTCCAGCGGGAGCAGCGAACGTCTCACAGAACAAGACGTACTCCAGGTTCCCACCCACCAATCGCGCTGACGAGAGAGCGAACGACTTCGTCTACATCGATACGATCAACGTGCACGATGAAAATCTCAACGTGATTGCCCGAGCGGCACTCGCACAACCCTTCCTGAAGCGGCCCGACGAGTCAGTCGTTTTCAGGGTCAAACTGGACTTCTAATGATCCTGGGACTTGACGTCTCAACAAGCAAGACGGGCTGGTGCCTCCTCAGCAGTGAGGGATCGCTTGTCAAGATGGGATGCACCGTTCACGCAGAGGGAACTCTGTTTGACAAGGTTGAGGCGCTGATGTCTGACCTCGCCGAAGTCCTGCAGGACCAGAAGGGAGTTGAGATCGTCATTGAGGAGCCTCTGCTGAGATTTGCGAAGGGAATGTCATCAGCTTCCACCCTTCTGACTCTCAATCGGTACAACGGCATGGTCACTTACGCCTGCTGGAGAGACCTCAAGATTCAGCCAACGCACCTGAACGTCATCTTTGCACGTCGTCGCCTCGGAATCAAGAAGGAGAAGGGAGACAACGTCAAAGAGATCGTCATGAAGTGGGCAGCTGATCAAGAGCGGGACTTCCAGTGGCCGACAAAGGTGATCAGCAGGGGCAAGCGAGCGGGAGAGACAGTTTTTGAGCCCTACTGCTACGATGTCGCAGACGCGTACGTCATGGCCCGAGCTGCTCACGCTGCGCGTGTAAAGTAAAAAGCTGTGAAATAAGATCGTCGGGTGATCACCGCAACCGACAAGATCAAGCACATCAAGGCAGCCTTTGGCGGCGGATCGATTGACGGTCGAGGCGCCAACATCGCAGTTGAGTGTCCCTCCTGCGGAAAGACAGGCAAGAGAAAGCTCTCCATTCACATAGAGACTGGGCAGTGCCACTGCTGGGTCTGCGGTCTTCGCGCAAAGCGTGTCTCCTCTGTGCTGCATAAGCACGTGTCGCGTGAGGTCGCGTCTGAGTACCGACGCCTCTTTGAGGGCGATGCGCCGGACCTCGGCCTCATTGAGGAGGAGCCGGAGGAGAGGCTGGGCCTTCCCGAGGGTTTTCGGCCTATCTTCAGCAGCTCGTCAGTGAGCGATCCCGACGCGAGGAACGCAGCGAGATACCTGTTCAGGAGAGGCCTTTCTGTCGAGGACATGCAGCGGTTCAGGCTGGGTGTCAGCCCAGCAATGCGCAGGCGGGTCATCATCCCGTCCTTCAACGCGGAAGGTCATCTTAACTTCTACACGGGACGCGCTGTTGACTCAGACAGCACACTTCGCTACTCCAACTGCCAGGCAAAGAAGACCGAAATCATCTTCAACGAGATCAACATCGACTGGGCGTCAGAGCTTGTCGTTGTTGAGGGCCCTTTTGACCTCTTCAAGTGCCCAGACAATGCGACCTGCCTTCTAGGATCAAGCCTGAACGAGCGACACGCACTCTTTGGAAAGATCGCGTCAAACAGGACTCCTGTTGTCCTGGCGCTCGACGCAGACATGCAGGCCAAGACGCAGCGGATGGCAGAGCTGCTAAGCTCATACGACTGCAGCGTCAGGATCCTCGATGTGTCCGCCTGGGGAAAGGACGTGGGAGAGATGCCTCCCGCAGACGTCAGGCGCGCGATCAGAGAGGCGAGGCCGTGGCGGCCGTTCGACAGGCTTTTCTTCGCAATCTCATCAATACGGAGCGGATCAATCCTATGAGAATCGCCCACATCAGCGACATCCACATCAGGGGGATGCAGAGGCATCGCGAGTACCGCGAGGCCTTTTCTAGCTTCTACGACAGGTGCCGCGAGCTGAGCGTCAACGCCATCTTTGTTGGCGGAGACATCTGGCACACGAAGACGCAGGGCATCACTCCTGAGGCAGTGCAGATCATCACAGAGTTCTTCAAGAGCCTGGCGGAAATTGCGCCCGTCTACGTCACTCTGGGCAACCATGACGGAATTCTGAGCAACGCGTCACGCCTCGACGCAATCACGCCCATCATCAGCGCCATCGGTGGTAGCACCAACAATCCGATAAGGCTCTTCAAGCAGTCGGGCGTCTACCCAATGCACACGCCCGGATTCAACCTCTGCGTCTTTTCGTGCTTCGACGAGGAGGGATGGGACAGGGTCAAGCCTGTGCCTGGGGACATCAACATCGCCGCCTACCACGGAGGAGTTGCCGGGTGCCTCCTCGACTCTGACATGGAGTACCAGGCGGACACCACGCTCGACCTCTTCGATGGGTTTGACGTTGCCCTCCTGGGCGACATTCACAGGATGCAGTTCCTGGCGCACAAGGAGATCGAGATCCTGGTGAGCGCCGAAGACCTGCACAGGTACCCAGGCGCTATCGTCCTAGGGTCGAGCTCCGCTCCAAGAGTTCTTAAAGTCAGAACGATTATGCCCTGGATCGGGTACAGCGGCAGCCTCCTGCAGCAGAACTACGGTGAGGCGCTGCCCAAGGGATTCCTGGTCTGGGACATCGCAGGGCCGAACGCCCACAACGTCTGGTTCGAGGAGATCCAGACTCCCGACCCGTACATCACGCTCAAGTGGCGGACAGATGTCGCAACGACAGTTTCGAGCCCTGAGCTGCGTCATGGATGTCGCGTTCGACTCGTCTGCGACAGCACCTGCACGCCGCAGGACGAGCGGCAGATTCAGACTGAGCTCCGGATTCGACACGACATCAGGGAGTTCGTGACCAAGCGCGAGAAGAAGGACTCGGCTGTCGTCGTCTCGGATGTGATCAGCGAGGATCTTCACGCTCCTGCCACGCACATCAAGCTCATCAAGGAGATGGTCCGGGACTACCACACGCAGGACGAGTGGGAGCTTGCGGAGAGCATCGTCTGCAAGGCCCTGTCTGAGGCAGGTTTGAAGTCAGACGACGCACGAGGTGTAACATGGACCGTTCGCTCTCTTGAGTTTGACAACCTCTTCACCTATGCCGGCGGAAACTCGCTAAGCTTCGCAGACATGAGGGGCGTGACAGGAATCTTCGGACCCAACAGGATCGGAAAGTCCTCCATCATCGGCGCGATGGTGTACTGCATGTTCAACACGACTGACAGGGGGTCGATGAAGAACATCCACGTCATTCGAACGGGGCAGCAGTCCTGCCGAGCGAAGATGGACATCACTGTTGGCGACAGAGAGATCCAGATTGAGCGTGCCTCCTCCCTCAAGTTTGAGAAGAACGGAAGGGTGTGGGCGCCAACAGCTCTCACCCTGACCGACTCAAACGACAACGCGTCAGGAGAGCAGAGGTCCGACACGGAGAAGATCATCAGGAGGACCATCGGGACCGCTGAGGACTTTTTCATGACAGCGCTGTCCGCCCAGGGGACAATGAACCGCTTCATCGACGAGGGCGCGACCTCCCGAAAGACCTACCTGGGTCGCTTTCTGGACCTCGACATCTTCGATCGCGCCCTTGAGGCGATCAAGACTGATGCGTCCTCCATCAAGTCAAAGCTGCGCGCCATGCCCGATAGGGACTGGGCTGCCTCTCTGCAGGATGTGGACGAGAAGATCAAGAAGGCAGAGAGGGACATCCAAGACAACGACCTGCGCGTCACAGACCTGCACAGCCGTCGGGCTGAGATTCAGGCAGAGCTGATCGCCACCGCAAGCACTCAGCAGGTTGTCACCGCAGCTGACGTCGAGAGGCTCAAGGGCGTCTTTGAGAGGCGCAAGACAGACCTTGAGTCTGAGGAGAGCCGCATCCAGACTGTCAAGGATCGCATCGACTCTGTCGAAAAGAAGATCTCCGCCATCGAGACGCTGAAGGCAGAGGTCGACATCGAGGGACTCAGGTCACAGCTCAAGAACCAGCGCGACCTCGAGAGAAAAATCACTGACCTAAGCGCGTCCCTGAAGATCAGCAGGACTGAGCTCACAACTGCGAGCTCAAACGCTGAGGTTCTGACGCAGATTCCCTGCGGTGACTCATTTCCCACCTGCAAGTTCATAAAGCGGTCCTTTGAGTCGCGGGACAAGATCCCAGAGATCGAGGAGACAATCAAGAAGGCTGAGAGCGCTCTCAAGAGCTCCCAGGATGCGCTTGCGATCATCGCCGCGCTGAACACCGACGAGAAGATCAGCAGCTACACAACTGCAGTTGGCAGAGAGTCAGACCTGAGAGCGTCCCTGCGGTCAGCTAAGGGCGAGCTCACTGCAGCTGAGAGCGCAAAGGGCAGGGCGGCAACACAGCTTGACGACGCAAAGCGCGATTACGAGGCCGCCGAGGAGAGGGCAGCAGACACAACTTCGTCTGCCGTGAGCGCTCAAAAGGATGAGCTTGACAAGATCAACAGAGAAATTGACGATCTCGGCAAGGCAAGGGGCAACAGGCAGGCAGATCTCGCCAAGCTGCAGACTGATCGCGAGACCCTATCGTCGGGCCAGACGGAGTCAAAGACGCTCAGGAAGCAGTGGCGAGTCTACGAGACGCTGCTCAACGCCTACTCCAAGAAGGGCCTTCCCAGCCAGATCCTGGACAAGCTGCTTCCTGCTATCAACGCCGAGATTGCTGAGATCCTCAGCGGCGTCGTCAACTTCGAGGTGCAGCTCGAAATCGACACAGAGACAAACGCACTTGAGATCTACATCGACTACGGCGACAGCAGGCGAATCATTGAGCTCGGATCGGGAATGGAGAAGATGATCGCGTCGATTGCGATTCGAGTGGCTCTCACTCGCATCACCACGCTTCCAAAGCCTGACTTCATCATCATAGACGAGGGATTTGGCACGCTCGATGAGAGCCAGCTCTCCTCCTGCGTCTCACTGATCCGATCGCTCAAGAGAATCTACAGGTTCATTCTTGTGATCTCCCACGTCGACGCTGTGAAGGACGCAGTCGACCAGGTTATTGAGATCACACGGGTCAATGGCGCGTCCCAGGTGACAGCATGAGCGTGCCAATCTTTTGTCCAGTGTGCCGCAGGGCAATGTCAAGCCCCAACGACTTCGAGCAGTTCTCGATCCACCAGTGCTGCGATGAGTGCGCAATAAATTTTGCTGAGATTCGCAGGACTGAGTGGACTGAGGGGTGGCGGCCGTCTGTCGACGAGGCGAGACAAGCGACAGCGCGCCCAGTAATACCTAGAGTATGCTCAGCTTCAACGACGTCAACATCCTAGGCACAATCATCGACACCACCTTCGGGCACAGCTCGACGCGAGGCGTGTCTTCGATCAAGATTCAGATCACGGGTGAGACTCTAGTCTTCACCTACCACGAGATCTGCAACATCGCTAGTGACATGGACAAGTTCGGGCAGGTGCGTCCGATCATCGATCGTGCGCAGAAGATGATCAAGGAGCGAAAGGCTGAGGTTGAGAAGGAGTTCAAGCGCACCACGAAGCGCGACCTCAAGCTCAAGGAGACCAGCGTCGGAAACGTGCTTGATCCCATGGGCTACAACTACCTCAACCCAGTTAGGCCCACACACTTCAGGATGACCGCCACCTACGAGATTAGGTGATGCATGGGTGTTAGTCCTGCAGTCGTCCCCAAGAAGAAGCAGGTAGAGGAGATCATTAGGTGTGGAAGGGATCCCACCTACTTCTTCAACACTTACTGCAAGATTCAACACCCCACCCGGGGCCTGCTCCCGTTCAAGACTTACGCGTTCCAGGACGACTGTGTTGACCAGTTCAGGAAGAACAGGTTCAACATTGTGGTCAAGTCGCGTCAGCTGGGCCTGTCCACTATCACTGCCGCGTACGCAGTCTGGATGGCCCTGTACCAGAAAGAGAAGAACATCCTGGTTATTGCCACCAAGCTGCAGGTCGCGCAGGGCTTTATCAGGAAGGTCAAGACCATCCTGAACAATATGCCGCCCTGGCTCATCCTGCCGCAGGTCACTGTCAACAACAAGCAGCAGCTAGAGTTCAGCAACGGCTCCTCCATCAAGGCCATCCCGACCTCTGACGACGCGGGTCGTTCTGAGTCGTTGACCCTGCTGATCATTGACGAGGCAGCATTCGTTCGAAACTTCGACGAGATCTGGACGGGCATCGGCCCCACGCTCACGACAGGCGGCCAGGCCATCCTCCTCTCGACGCCCAACGGCGTTGGCGGACAGTTCTACAAGCTTTATGCAGACGCTGAGTCCGGCGTCAACGAGTTCAACCCAATCAAGCTGCCCTGGACTGTGCATCCTGAGCATGACCAGGCCTGGTTTGAGAAGGAGTCCAAGAACTACTCCGATCGGCAGATCGCGCAGGAGTTCATGTGCGACTTCGCAGCGTCAGGCGACACATTCCTGACTGACGCTGACATCGCCTGGGTCAACGGCATGATCAGGCCGCCTGTCATGAGAGGTGGTCCGGACATGAACGTTTGGGTGTGGAAGATTCCCCTGACTGAGCACAAGTACATCCTCACGGGAGACGTCGCCAGAGGAGACTCCACCGACTACTCCACCTTCCACATCATTGACTGTATGACAGGCGAGATCGTCGCTGAGTACCGCGGGAAGATGCCGCCCGACAGGTTTGCTGAGCTGATCAGTGAGTGGGGACTCAAGTACAACAAGGCGCTGGTTTGTCCCGAGAACAACTCCTACGGGTACGCCTGCCTCCTCAGGCTCAAGGATCTCAACTACCCGAGGATCTACACACAGGGCTCCAAGGTGGCGCTGATTGGCGACTACGTTCAGCCTGTCGACCTCGCCCAGGCTGGATTTGCCACGACAGGCAAGACCAGAACAATCATCTTGACAAAGCTCGAGGAGCTGATCCGCAATAAGCTCCTCGTGTCCTACTCGTCACGCTTCTATCAGGAGCTAAAGACGTTTGTGTGGTCAAACAACTCCAAGGCTGAGGCAATGAAGGGTCATAATGATGACCTTGTCATGTCTCTCGCCATTGGAGCGTGGCTGTTTGACGCAAACTCAGAGTACAGCAGAGGATCTGTCGACCTGAACACAGCAATTCTTGCAGGAATGAGGCGCGCTGCAGTCACGACAGAGCGTGTTCTGCCAGGCCACACGCCCAACATCTACACCTCAGCGCAGCTTGGAAACGATCCGAGAGGCGACATGAGGATGATAGGACAATTGAGGGGCGGCAGAATTCCGCAGGATATGTCCTGGATTTTGAAGTAGCACTGCCTACAATAGGCGCGCGGAGACAGCAATGGCGAAGAACGAAAATCCGGGACTTTTCCAGCGCCTGACGACGCTGTTCAGGAGCGGTCCCGTCATCAAGCGGACTGTCAAGAGCTTCACTCCAGAGAAGCAGGGACAGACGCTCTCTGCCTACGAGATGTTCCGCAAGAATCATAGCTCTGTCTACAGCAGCGCTATGAGCGCCTACGGGACATACGATAGGCTTGCGCGCTACAGCGACTTCAGTGAGATGGACTACACGCCTGAGATCAACAGCGCGCTCGACATCTACTCTGAGGAGGTCGCGTCACCCGGAGCAGACGGTCAGATCCTCTCTGTGTACTCAGAGAACAAGGACATCGAGCGTCTGCTCAGCGAGCTCTTCTTCGACACACTCAACGTGAACTTCAATCTGACCCCCTGGGTCAGGAACCTCTGCAAGTATGGAGACTTCTGCCTCTTCAATGACGTGCATCCGGGACACGGAGTGCTGAACGTCATTCCCATTCCAGTCAATGAGCTAGAGCGCGAGGAGAACTTCGATCCCAAGGATCCGATGGCGGTCAGATACCGCTGGGTGACGCAGGGAAACACGCCTCTAGAGAACTGGCAGGTCACACACTTTAGGCTCCTCGGCAACGACGCCTTCCTTCCCTACGGATCTTCTGTCCTAGAGGGCGCGAGAAGAGTGTGGCGTCAGCTGGTCCTCGCTGAGGACGCGATGCTTGTCTACAGGGTTGTGAGATCACCTGATCGCCGAGTCTTCTACATTGACGTCGGCAACGTGCCTCCCGAGGACGTGCCCGCGTACATGGAGCAGGCTCAGGCGTCGCTCAAGAAGTCGCAGATCGTCGACAAGAACAGTGGTCGCGTTGACATGCGATATAATCCGATGCCAATAAAGCATGATACTCCAGTTCCTCTTCTTGACGGAACAACGCTAACAATTGAAGATATTTCCAGGCGAATGGAGGCAGAGCCTAGCTGGACCCCCTGGGTGTACTCCGTCCAGGATGGGACCAAGCGAGTGGTGCCGGGCAAGGTCGTCTGGTGCGGCAAGAACTACACCGCAAATCGCCTAGTGAGGGTGTGGCTTGACAACGGCTCCCACATCACCACCGCGCCTGAGCACCCCTTCGTGATGAGGGACGGGACGTCGCGACGGGCGGACGAGCTTGTTGTGGGTGAGAGCCTGATGTCTGCGTACCGAGACCTGAACAATCGCGGATACGAGCGAATCGTCGAGCCAGAAGGAAATCGTAACTCTACCCACGTCATCGTCGCTAGAGACGCCCACGCGGATGCGTGGAACAGCACAGACTTTCGAGTTGTGCACCACAAGCACCCGGAGATGGGCGCTGCCAACAAGAGAAACAACACACCCGACAACCTGGAGGTGATGAACTTCTGGGAGCACCGGGCGATGCACGCCCAGCACTGCGAGAAGACCCTCAATCGCCCTGAGCTCCTAGCAGAGAGGCGCGTCAAGCGAATCCAGTTCAACAAGTCGCCCGAGAAGCGCGCGCGGACGTCTGAGCTGAACCGCACCCTTGACAAGGCTAGACGGATGGGAGAGAAGTACAACGGATCTGATCTTCATGCCTCCCACAACGACGCCCGCAGGGACGCCCAGCTTCAGAGCTGGAGCGAGATCAGGGACGCAAGATCAGAGGAGATGCAGTGGATCGTCCCCAACGAGGTCGTGGCCTTCGTCTTTGACATGATCAAGAAGGACAACAGGGCTGGGAGAGAGGAGATCACAGAGGCGCTCAGGAGCAGCTCTGAGATGATCGACTCCCTGCGGCTGGCGAACGCAGGAAACAAGCGCAACCCGCTGAAGTTTCATGTGAACGCAGTCTCCGGCAAGCTCCACAGGATGGGCTGCACTCCCAGCGAGAAGTTCGGCGACCTGAGGCGGTTTGCGATCAGCAATCCTGCCCCTGTCAACCATCAGGTCGTTCGCGTCGAGGTAATCGAGGGCGTGGCAGACGACGTCTACTGCATGACAGTCGTGGGGAGTCGAGGCGAGGACGATCGGCACAACTTCGCTGTTAACGGCATAGGTGAAGAAAGCCCAGTTAAATCCTTGATTTTCCTACGGAACTCCGTCGATGAGGACTACTTCATCCCGGTCAGAGGCGGAGAGTCTGGCACGAAGATCGACACACTCTCGGGCGGCACCAACGCGGCAGCAATTGAGGATGTCACTTACATCCAGAAGAAGCTCTTTGCCGCCCTGAAGATTCCCAAGGCGTACCTCGGATACGATGAGTCGATTGGTAGCAAGGCGACACTGTCGCAGGAGGACATCCGCTTCTCCCGGACAATCGCCCGCATACAGCGATCTGTCATCGCAGAGCTGAACAAGCTCGCCATCATCCACCTGTACTCCAACGGGTACGATGGAGATGACCTCCTTGACTTCACACTGCAGCTTCCAAATCCCTCCACGATTGCGCAGCAGCAGAAGCTTGACCTCTACGGAACGCGATTCGACATTGTCTCTAAGGCGCCTGAGGGCTACTTCGACAAGCGGTGGCTGCGCAAGAACCTGCTTGGCCTGACAGACGAGGAGATCGAGGAGATCGAGGAAGGCAGGATCAAAGACAAGATACGGGAGCTTGAGCTTGAGAAGGTTCAGGCACAGGAGGAGCAGGGAGGAATGGCTCCTGAGCCTCCTCCCACAGGCGGTGAGATCGGCGGAGGTCCTCCTGAGATGCCTCCCATGCCGCCTCCCGAGGCAGGAGGAGGAGAGGGACCGCCGCCCCCACCGCCGCCGCCAGGCGGGGGTGAGCCGGCAGGAGGAGGCGGAGGAGCACCAGCAGGCGGTGGTGGCGGACCGGCTCTTGACGAGATGGAGATCTTCAAGCTCGACGATGAGGACTCGCCAATCAGGGCGCAGAGCTTCATCGACAGAAGCACACGCAACCTATCCGACCTGCCAGTCGTACTCAGCGAGGCGAGGAAGGCGCGTACGAGGAAGAAGGGAGAGAGCGCCGAGGAGCACTCCTTCTGGCTGAAGTACAACGCAGGCCGCAGGAAGCCGGGCGGCAACCTGCGCTCCTCTGTTGACCACAAGTCTCTCGTTAGCCACGACAAGGGCGACACTAGGGACGCAATCACGCACCCCTTCGGCGAGAAGAAGGACCACTCGCCCAGCCTTAAGGACCTCACAGACGACCTGAAGGAGTCTGACATCAACGAGGTTGTCAACAGGTACACCACCTCAATGAGTGATGATCTCCAGGCGACCATACACTCACTTAAAGCTGGCCTAGGTAACAAAAAGGGCAACGAGTAGCTATGTCCTCACGACACCACAACAAAAAGAGAAACACGGGCGTCGTCTACGAGCTGCTTTTGAGGCGCGTCTCTTCCTGTCTCATCGAGGGAGACAAGAAGAAGGCGCAGCTTTGCCTAGACATAATCTCCCGACATTTCAGGCCGGGCACTGAGCTCTACAGGGAGTTCAGGCTGTTCAACGCTCTCGCCAACAGCAATGTCAGCGGGTCTCCTGTCGCAGCAGTGATCATAACCGAGGCGAAGGACGCCGCCAGGCGAGCTAATCGCGATCAGCTTGAGCTCGAGAAGGGACGCCTCATCTCTGAGATCAATCGAAAGCTTGGCGCAGACTTCTACGACACGCACTTCGACAGGTACAGGGACTACGCCACTATTCAGACGCTGCTCAACGACTGGAGAACTGTCAACTCTCCCCTTGAGAGAGTGATCTCATATGAGACGCGCCTCGTCGAGAGCATGATCGCACCCAGGCGCCAGGAGCCCGTTGCTGCGCAGAGCAGCAATCCCGAGGTGAACAGCCTCGTTGTCAATATCATGACAGAGAAGCTGAACAGGAAGTTCTCGTCTTCCATGACTGAGGAGCAGCGCTCAATAGTCAGAGACTACATCTTCTCCCCGCCTGGGACTGATCAGACAAAGCTGCGTGAGTCAATGAGGAGTGTCAAGGACAAGGCAGTCCAGGACCTCGGTGACTACCTCTCGAGAGAGAGGAATGAGTACATCATGGAGCGCGCAGGCGAGGTCAAGCGAAGGCTTGAGGAGCTGAGCTTTGACGTCATAGACGACGACGCAGTTGTCAGGTTTCTGACAGCCTCCAAGCTCAGCCAAGAGATACGCGAAGGAGAGGCATGATGGAAAAGAGGCTCCTCACAGAGTGGCAGCCGTTCGAGTACTCGCCCATCATGGTCGAGCAGTCCCGCTCCAACAACGGCGGGAAGATCATTATGAGCGGCATCATCCAGAAGGCTGACACGCTCAACCAGAACGGCCGCATCTACCCAAGGGACATCCTCGAGCGGGAGATCCAGAACTACCAGAAGTTCATCAGAGAGAACAGGGCACTGGGAGAGTGCGACCACCCTGCCGCCTCTGTGGTTGAGCTCAAGAACGCCTCGCACATTGTGCGCTCAGCGAGAATGGAGAACGGGGTCGTGTACGGCACAGTTGAGCTGCTCAACACGCCGTCGGGAAAGATCCTCCAGAGCCTCGTGGAGTCAGGAGTCACTCTCGGCATATCCTCGCGCGGCGTCGGATCGACGAGGAAGCAGGGACAGCACGATGTCGTCCAGGACGACTTTCAGCTGATCTGCTTTGACATGGTCAGCGAGCCCTCGACTCCCGGCGCTTTCATGATTCGCGAGGGGAAGATTCACGAGAACGACCTGAGGAAGCACTTTAACAGGTCAGACCGGGTCGGTAGGATCTTCAATGAAATCCTGACCTGGGAGAAGAGATGACGAGGAACGACCTCAAGGACCTGATCAAGGAGTGCATTCTTGAGGTCATCACTGAGGGAGTGAGGAGTGAACGTGGTACCGCAATGGCGGCACCCGTCCGCGAGTCGCGGCAGAATCGCATGCCCGCAGCGTCTCCTGCGCCCCAGCGCAAGATGATCGGCGGCACAGTGCTCGACAGGCCAGCCCTTCCCACGAGGTCACAGCCTGCGCCTGCTCCCGCACCTGCCCGTATGGTGCAGACCCTCACAGCTGACCCCACCCTCCAGAGCATCTTTGCTGACACTGCTGCCACAACGCTTCAGGAGCAGATCAGCGCCGAGAGGGGTGGACCTGTCCTAGCGGGTGGAGACGCTGCCGCGCATTTTGCCTCCAAGTCGGATCCGACCGATCTCTTTGGCGCCGCCGCGGCGAACTGGGCTGCACTCGCGTTCGCTGACGAGGTCAAGAAGTAATTGCGGAGCTAGCGATATTTACGTGCGGAGGCTACGCCAATGTCCCGCACAGTCGAGCTCACACCCCAGATTATCAGCCGCATCATCCAGGAAGAGCGGCAGAAGATTATTGCCGAGGCCCAGGCCAAGAAGAGCCACCAGCCCAAGGAGCCCACTGTCAAGGGCGGCAAGAAGTCAACTGTCCTTCCCGAGATCCAGCGGACCACAGACAAGGCCCGCAAGGCCATGCACCTCGCTGAGACTGAGACCGAGGCCGATGAGCTCGCCGGGTCCGTGATCAAGCAGGCGAAGCAGCTGAAGGAGATGCGCGAGATCGAGCGCAAGCTTCGCTCGCAGCTCGAGATTGTCGTCGAGAGCCGCATTGAGCTTGAGAAGCGGCTCGCAAAGGTCCTCTGAGCATAGGTAAAGGGAAGGAGAGAGGAAATGCCCACACACCGCCAAGCCACCGTTGAGGCCTTTGGTCCGCCGGGAGTCGGAGGAATGGGTCATCGAACGGACGCGAATCTCCGCGCGGCGTTTCCTTTCTCGCCGCTCTACACAGAGTACACGACCACCGCGGTCAACAACGCGGGAATCGCAGTGCTGAATGGGAATGGCGGTCCTGGCGACAGCCTTCCCAACATCGGCGTCTCAGGGGGCGTGGTCAATGACGGCGGCCACACCTTTGGGACCTTCGACCTGAACTACGCGGGATCTCCCGACCAGGAGACGGTCACGACGGGCGGAGGTGGACTTCCTGCCTCTGGGTACATCCCCAACCTGTCCTCCACGACGCCGGGCAACGTTTCTCCCTCCGCTCAGCCAGAGTACGCAGGCACTCTTCCAACGGCAGGCGTTGAGTTCGGTGTGGGCCTTGGTGGAACTGCCAAGCCCGCTGCGACCTCACCGAACATCGCGGGCCAGACAATCGGCTCCTACATTCGAGGCAGGTCTTACAGCGGCTCTGGAGGGCTGCCTGATCCGGGCGGTGCGTGATGCTGCTCAGGGAGTTCTTCCCTGGATTTATGGACGACCGCCACGGTACGTCCTACGGATCAAAAAACCCCAAGGGGTCGGGAAGACAGTGGAAGGCGGGTGGCACCTATCCCTACAAGGCGCCACCTAAGCCTCACACTGAGGTCGAGGACGATCCCGAGGATCTTGAGGCGGGATCTGTCCGCCTGATCTCTCGCTTTCGCAGCAAGGTGTCGCCGAGCGGCTCACCCAGAAGCGACATGGGACAGACCCGCGTCGATGTCGGCAACTTCCTTGGTCAGACCGGCACCTTCAACGCTCTTGCGGAGAGAGCGATGGGATTCATGCCGAGCAGCATAGTGCCGCTGCCCGGCTTCAATCGCATGACGGCGATGCACCAGGATCCTAACGCTCCTGTCCAGATACCACGCCTCACAACAGGACCCGGCGTCAAGCACGCGACTGGGACACCCTACGGGACGAGGCACGCCAGCTTTGCTGCTGGAGACGACCTCCTCACGTTCAACCCGGGCGCGGGCGACGTCCTCCCGGATCGCGATCAACGCGGTCTGATAAAGGCGCTGAGGCGCTTCAGGGAGCTCCAGCGGCGAAACTATGAGCCCACTGATGCTGACAATCCTGTCATCGTCGGTGAGAGAGCGTAGCACCTCATGAAAATCGTCATCGTGGCGATATTTACGGGACGAGGCACTGATCGATGAGCAGCAGTTTGTTCCAAGAGGCGCTGGCAGATGCGAGGCAACTCAGAGAAGTTGCTGAGCAGAATGCTAAGAATGCCATCATCGACTCTGTTACGCCCAAGATCAGGCAGTTCATCGAGGAGCAGCTTCTCGAGGGTGCCAAGAAGGACGTGGTTGAGGAGGTCGAAGATCTCGACCTCGATGTTGATGGTGACACGCCCATCAGCGACGCTGACACGCTTATGGAGAGGAATCAGCTGCTGCGGTCCATGGACGGCATAGTTGAGAGTCTCACCCCTGAGGAGAGCCTCGCTCTGATCTCGGTCGTCGAGAAGATGCGGGTCGGACCTCAAACATCTGGGATCTCCGATTCTCGGAAGATCTCGTCTGACGTGAGATCTACTCACATCGTAAAGGAGAACGCTGCTATGCAGAAAGAAAAGGTGTACGAGGTCGATCTCGCGGAGCTGATGTCAGGCGGGGTCGGAGACGAGGGCGAGCACATGATGGAGCTCGATGACCCTCAGACGATGGACGAGTTTGATGCCGCCATGGCGTCTGAGGGGCGCGGCAAGCACGCCAAGCACTCCATGGAGGACGATTACGCCATGGACGAGATGGGCGCTGACGACGAGATGGCCGACCTCTACGAGTCTCTCGCGGCTCTCTTCGAGGCCGAGGAGGACGAGGGTGAGTCCGACGACGACACGCCCGTTGACGCAGAGGGTCCCGAGGGCGGCATGCCTGAGACTGAGGAGATGGAGGAGGGCGGCGTCGCCGACCAGCTCAACACCCTCATCCAGCTCGTCCAGGACATGAAGGGCGAGGTCGACGAGATCAAGGCCGCTATGGAGTCCGGCGCTGGCGCCGCTCCTGCTGAGCCCGAGGGCATGCCTGATATGCCTGAGCCTCCTTCCATGGGCGGCGAGGAGATGGGCGGCGAGCTTCCTCCGGGCGCTGAGCCCGCTCCAGAGATGGGAGGCAAGAAGGAGGAGACCGTCTACCGTGTCAACGAGTCGATCCTCCTCCGCGAGCTCAGCAAGCTCCGCGAGGGGAAGAACCTCGGCACTGGCATGACCCCGGCCAAGAAGGCAGGCGTCGCCAGCGGCTCCAAGTTCATCAGCGAGAAGAACCTCGGCACGGGCATGACCCCTGCCAAGAGGTCGGGCGCGGCGAGCGCCTCTAAGTTCCTCTCAGAGGAGGCCCCCGAGGAGGAGGGCATGCACCTCGAGGAGACTGAGGAGGGCGCCAAGCACAAGAAGGGTTCTGCCAACGGAAACGGAAACGGAAACGGAAACGGCAAGTTGGCGGTCGAAAAGGTCATGAAGCAGAATCGTGACCTTAAGGAGAGTCTCAGCAGGCACGCCGAGGCGGTTGACACGCTTCGCGCGCAGCTTACCGAGATGAATCTGTTCAATGCCAAGCTTCTGTACGTCAATAGGCTCCTTCAGGATCGCGATCTCTCCGACGCGCAGCGCCGGACGATCATCGAGTCGCTCGATCGCGCCCGGAGCCTCCGTGAGGTGAAGCTGCTGTACAAGGGTCTGTCTGAGTCCATCGGTCGCAACCGCGGCAGGACAGGCGCTTCTGTGGTCAATGAGTCAGTCAATAGGGCTGTCAGCCCCACATCCCGCCCGCTCTCCACCTCAGGCGTCCGCCTGACAGAGGCGGTCGAGGTGCAGCGCTGGTCAGTCCTCGCAGGCATCAACAAGGCCTAACACCCCACTATCATCAGGAGATAAGCACATGAGCAGATCATTCTCGCTTGAGCAGCTCTCAGAGGGCATCAAGCAGCGCCACCTTGGCACAGTCAACAAGCGTCTCGTCGAGAAGTGGAACCGCACCGGTCTCCTCCGCGGCCTCGAGGGCCAGCGCCGTGAGAACATGGCGTCCCTCCTCGAGAACCAGGCGGCGCAGCTCCTCCGCGAGGTCAACAGCATCGGCGCCGGCGGTGGCAGCACCTCCGACTCCGGCGACCTCCGCGGCTTCACCAACATCGCCTTCCCCATCGTTCGTCGCGTGTTCGGCGGCCTCGTGGCCAACGAGCTCGTGTCGATCCAGCCGATGAGCCTCCCCTCGGGGCTGCTCTTCTACCTGGACTACACCTACGGCAACAACGTGGGCGGTGACGGCGGGACCAACGCGGCGACCTACGCCGCTGGCCAGTCGATCTACAACAGCCCCACCGGCAAGGGCGTCCAGAGCGGCTCTCTCGCCACCGGCGGTCAGTACGACCTCGTGGGCACCGCGTTCTCCAAGGTGCACACCACGTCCAGCGGCAGCGGCCTCACGGTCCTCTTCCGCGGCGCGTTCGGCGCGAACTCCTCCCTCACCAACGGCCTCCTCGCTCACGCGACCGGCTCTGACGGGAAGTTCCTGCAGTTCGACCCGCAGGTCGGCTCCCTCATTGAGGAGGACGCTCTCGCGAACGGCGCTCTCGACGGCACCGGCCGCTTCCAGTTCCTCATCCTCGATGCAGGCGCTAACAAGCTCACCGGCCTCGACACGACCAACGTGAAGTCGCTCGCGCTCTTCTCGAACTCCACCCAGGCGGACCGCGGCCTCGGCGTGATCCCGCAGACGATCCAGGGTGGCAGCAACATCCTGAACGTCCGTCGTCTCACCCAGCTCGGCACCTTCGCCGGCGGCGTGTTCACCCCTGACCCCCTCGTGACCCTCGGCACCACAAACGCCGCGATCCTCACGGTCGTCTCGGGCGCCTACACTCCCGCAGCTGGCGCTGGCGACACTGCCACGCTCCTCACCGCGTCCTTCGCCAAGGCCGACACCTTCAGCGCTAACGCGACTGACGGCTCAGCCCTGACCGTGCCGGTGTTCGAGTCGGACTTCAGCACCTCCAACCCCTCGCCGGCCATCCCCGAGATCGACATCAAGATCGAGTCGATCGCGGTCACCGCCACGACCCGCAAGCTGCGCGCTCGCTGGTCGCCGGAGCTCGCTCAGGACCTGAACGCCTACCACAGCCTCGACGCTGAGGTGGAGCTCACTCAGATCCTCTCCGAGCAGATCGCGCTCGAGATCGACCGTGAGATCCTCAACGACCTCCTCACCCAGGCCAAGGGCGCGAACTTCTTCTGGTCGCGCGCTCCTGGCAAGTTCGTCAACAAGACGACGGGCACCGAGGTCACTCGCAACACGTCTCTCACCCCCGGCCCCGCCTTCACCGGCACGGTCCGCGAGTGGTACGAGACGCTCATCGAGACGATCATCGACGTGGGCAACGAGATCCACAGGAAGACCCTCCGCGGCTCGGCGAACTTCATCGTCGTCGGACCCGATGTGGCCACCGTCCTCGAGGCCTCGGTCTACTACAAGCCGGCATACAGCATCGACGGCTCCGGCCAGGTCGGCGCTTCGATGTCCATCGGCGCGGAGAAGATCGGCACGCTCAGCAACCGCTTCACGGTCTACAAGGATCCCTACTTCCCCAGGAACAAGATCCTCGTCGGCTTCAAGGGCGGCAGCTACCTCGAGACCGGCTACGTCTACGCTCCGTACGTGCCGCTCATCGTCACGCCGACCATCTTCGCGCCAGAGGACTTCACCCCGAGGAAGGGCGTGATGACTCGCTACGGCAAGAAGATGGTTCGCGCCGACTTCTACGGAACTGTCACCTGCATCGACATGAACATCATCTAGTTGAAATCCGTCTAGGTTGCAAGACCTAGGCGGCTAGATGATGGCGGGCCACTCTTCGCGGAGTGGCCCGCTTTCTTTTCTCTGCGCTTCTCGTTGTACACCCGCCTCTAAATAGATTATATCTTTAGCAGGAGGCACAGATGGAGCCTGAGAACACCCTGTACTGCACAGTTGTGGACATACCCCTCATGGGCAGGACACGAG